CTTTTTAAATTTATTAATTGTTCCTTGAAACCATTTCCTTTGAAAATTCCCATTTTTTAAAAGTTTTATCCAAATTTATAACATTGTTAAATTTTATTTCTATTAAGTTATGTGGCATATCATTCATTATTATAAAACTTCTTCTTGTATTTTTAACAATGTTATTGTTAAAATAAAATTCTTCTATTCCATAGCTTGTTATTTCAGGATTGGTTGTTATGTTAAATTGAAAATTTACTAACCTTATATCTCCTTCAAATGCACAGCTTTGCGTTTCAAATTTACGAATTTTAATTAAATCATTTTTTAAATTGAAAATTTCAAACATAATGGTTGAATTAAATTTTATATTTTCAATACAAATATCTAAGTTATCATTATTAATGTTAAACATATTTGCACTGCTTGATAATATATTAAACCCACAAGTTTTATCCAAGCCTTTTATATTTAAATCACATGACAAATCTATTGATGAATTTATATTTAAATTATAAAAATTATCAACAACAATTATAATATTATTACTTAGGGCATTTTTTAAAAGAGTAAAATTATTTTTATTTAAATCATCAATAGTCATACCTAAAGAAGAACAGGTTACTTTTCGAACAACAGTATCCAATTGTTCATTAATTTCACTTATCTTATTGTTAACTTCAGTTTTATTTGTGTTAATTTTATTATCTAAAGTAACACTTACATTTTCATCTATTATTATCCTTCTTAATTTTTTATAATCATTTTCAAATTTCTTAATAGATATTTGCTCTCTTGATTTTAACTTACATATTTCATTTTGTAAATTTTCTATTTGTTTAGCTTGTAATTTATCTTTTTCAAAATCTTGAATGTTTTGATTTTTTAAGTCAATAATTTCAATTTCATGTTTATTTATGTCAGGCATTTATCTTACCTCCTTTAATATATACCCATAAATAATTCTTCACATTCATTAAATATCATTAAATCTATATTAAGTAATACTTGTCTCCATTTATCTAATAATTCAGCAGATGAAGTAATACCAATATTACCTTGACTTAATAAGCTATATTCTTCTCTTGAATTACCTGAGTTACTAGCATTTGATATGCTGCTACCACTTGCATTATCTTTTTGTGCTCCAGTCATATATTTATCTAAGTTTTCTATTATAGTATCAGAAGTGTCATGTGATGTTGTTACCCCTGATGACTCACTATTACTTGATTGAGTTGAATTACCACTACTAGTTAATTCTCTTGTGTAAGTTTCTTTTAAATCTTTATTTAACATAAAATCTATTCCCTTACTTCTTACCATTGTTTCATATAAATCTCGATAATAAGGAAATATATCATTTAACTTACTTGCTAATCTTTGCTTGAATTGACCAATTGTATCAAAACCAATTTCATTAAACATAAAATGATGATAAAATTTTTCTTCAAAGAATGTTTTTAAGTCGTTATCATAAAGATTGTAAGGGAAATCAAATAAATCGTAGTAATCATCTTTATAAATATATCTTAACTCAAGTGTGTATTTACTCATCTTCTTCTCCTCCCTCTTGTTTATTTAAATCTAAAGATTGTTTTTGATTAACTTCCTCATTTAGATTTATGAGTTTTACATTCCAACCAAATTTCTTATTCATTTCATCACAAGCTAATTTCCTTTGTCTATACATTAATTCAACATTTCTCGATATAAAATCATTATTAGAATTAACTTCATCAACTAATAATCTTTCTTTTTTCTCAAAGTTATTATTTAATCCATGAAATGATAAAACTTCTCTCTCAAGTTCATATTTGTATTCATTAAGTTTATCAGCAACATAAGGTGTTTGTAAATTTAACACTTCTATTTCACCTATAGTGTCTTTGTTTCCAAGAATATACGGGTCACCATTTAACACTTTTTTAAATAAAGTTTCTAATGTTTTTTTAGTATTCGGGTTAGTATTAACAAACCATGGAAATTTTTGTTGATTTACATTAACTCTTATACAATCCTCAACCTCAAACATTCTTAATGCATAATCATAAACATAGCTTTCATTTCCAATTGCTAAATCGTTATTAAGTATTAATTGTGTCGTATCTTTATCTTTACCCATATAAGCAAAATTACGAACATAATTAAAACCATTAGTTGCAACTTTAGTTGGAATTCCATTTACATTCATATCAGATGTGTATGAGCAAGGAACAGAAATATACCCTAAATCTGGATCATCTACAATTAAACATAAACCATAATTAAATAAAGCATTTTCAATATTTCTACTTTCAATAGTTTCAGGCAAGTTTTCCCACCTAAACATATTTAAAGATAACATCTTATATTTATTATAAATTAAATTTAATCTAAAATTCTTTTGTAAAATATTAAACCTATCTTCACGTTTCAATTATTACACCTCCACATTATTTACATTATAGTCAAGTACTGTTGCACCGTTGTCTACATGCCATATTGTTACACCTTTATTAAATATTTGTTTTACTTCTTCTAAGTACTCATTTGGAACTTTAGCAGAAGCTAAATTACAATATGAAGTTTTTATATAGTTAAAATATTTTCTAGTTTCCATTACATTTCTAATTGACTCATAATTATTATACTTATAACCAAATCTAAAAAACACATTATTTAGTCTATCTCGTACTGGTGTTGTAACTGAATACTCTATAATATCCACTTTTTTACCTGAATTTATTAAATTAAATAATGTGTCATTCCCTGTTGTCTTAATTGAGTTTGGTGTATTTAGCATATCAGTTATTTTAGCTTGTGTCATAGCTGTTACTTCATATTCTGTTAATTGATGATTTTCATTTAATTGATTACTTGCTAATACAGAAGTCATATTATTTATTTCATTATTAAGACCATAATTCATTGCTGTTCCAAATGCTCCACCAACACCGCCGCCAATATTTCCACCAACTAAACTTCCCAAACTTGCTAATAATCCAGTTGCTAAACTACTATTATTTTTAGCTTTGTTAATTTGATACGTTGCTAAATTATTAGCTAAACCTTGATTTAGTGTTTTATCATTTTCAAGTAAAGCGTTAATATTACTTTGAGCAAAACTTGCTGATGATGTTGCAAGAAATTGACTATATACACTTGAAACAACTGGTAACATAAGAGATGTTGTATTACATAATCCTTCAACATTTCCTAAATTATCTCCTTTGTAGCCTTCAGCATATAAATTAAACTTACTTTGAGCATTAATACTTGATGTTTTAACTCTTATTTTTAACTTGTTGTCAGCAGTATAAACATATTGAGGTTTTATAAGAAGAGGGTTATTAATATAATCAGTAACTAAATAATATTTATAAGGGTAACACTGTAGTTTTGGGTCAATTGTATTAAATTCACTTTGTTTTTCCTCAAATAACTTAATTGAACCTAGTTCTTTGTCAACTTGATTAAATGAGTTTATTCTATAACATTTTGGTGTAGTATTATTTGGATAACCGTACTTATCAGTATCAAAAGGACACTCAATTACATCACCTACATCTTCTTCTTCTAAATATGGATTATAGGTTAAACTTTCAACTACATCAACATACCCCAAATAAGTTGCACTACTAATTTTGTTACTTGGAATTATATAATAATAAAATCCCATAGGTATTTGAGATAATGTAGATGATTTACTTTCATCACCGACTCTTGTTGCCATTTATATTCCCCCTTTTTAATCTCCTAATAAATTTCTAAACATATATTGATCATCAGGTGTTCTATCATTATACATTATATTAGTACCAGTTTGTTTAGCTTCGATAACATGAATTGAACCATCAGCATTATGTGATAAAAACATAACAACATGACCATTATCACCATATCCACGTGTAAATACTAAATCTCCTGGTTTAGCTTGTTCTTTAGTTATTAATTTACCTTCCTTAATTTGTGTATATGTTGTTCTTGAAATTTTAATACCATTGTCATTATAAGCCCACTGACATAACCCTGAACAATCTGTTCCATCATCACTTCCTAAAGGAGGGTAATTACCACCATAACGATATGGTTTTCCAAGTAACTTTTTAGCACTTGCTACTATTGATTGTCTTATTGCTGATATATCAGGAGCTTTATAAATATACCTATCAGGTATGTAACCTTTACCATCATTTTCTGTAACACTTCCACCACTTAAATCTTGAATAGGTAATTTAGGTCTATAATTACCAAGAAAAGCATCAGCTTCACGTGACCTCCTATCTCTTAAACCTTCTTCAAATGCTGAACCCTCCATTATAACTGTTGTTCTCCATGTTTCTGAAACAGTTTCATCTGAAGAGCCATTAACATATTGAGTCCAAAAAGTTCTTGATGTTAAACTTCCAGTATTATAATAAAAACTTACAAAAGCATCAAAATGACATTGTTTAACAGTAGACAAATCTCTACCACATTTCTTTAATTGAGCTAACACGTAATTAGCATATTTATTATCAAGACTATCTCCATAAACTATAGCTGCTTGTTGCTCTGTACACTTTGGTGCTAATTGATTATAATGTTCAGGATCATAAACTGATGTAGTTCCGTATCCTATAGTCATTGTTCCATCACCAATATTATATGGTGTAGAAGAAAAACCTTCCATGGATTTAATAAGAACAAATCCATCTTCTGAAACTAAACCGTTTTTCCAATTATCTAATGAACCACCAGTTGAACCTCCACCAGTTGATCCACCAGTTGCTGTTGATAAATAAGTACTAGTTGCAACAATGTAACTCCCTTTAGCATTATAATCATAAATTGTTGATTTATTTTGAATTATATACTCTCCACATTCTAGTCCTTCTTCTTCTAACATAACAGATGTATTTGGTAAACCTTTATTGTTCCAACGTTGGAAATGTGCTCTATCTATTAAAGATGTATACATACTAAAATTAATATCAAACAAATAAGTCTGAAATACATCTAATTTTAAATAAAGTTTTGTTGACTCTGCACTTTTATATTCTTTATTAATTATAAAATAATATTCTTCTCTTCCTTCATCATTCCTAAACATTGCATAATTACAATAAATAAACTTAGAATCATTAATATACAAAGGAACAATTACCGCTTTTTCTCTTTTTAAAAACTTACAATCAGGTATATAATATAAACATTTATCCATAAACCAATTTAACTGATTTTCCCTTGAATTAAAATCAACAGTATGTTCATGATTAACATCAAGCATAAAACAATTCATTAAATAAATAGTATTATCTATATTTGCCATATAGTCACTTCCTTTCAATAAAATTCTATATCAAAAAAGGTGTAGATAACTACACCAATTATGAAAAAAATATTTAATTAAGCATTTACAAATTTAATGCAGTTAGCAAAGTTACAAGCTGAAATTATTCCCCATCTATTGAACCAAACATTTGTGTACAATGCTTGTGGGTTTCTGAATGTTTCACTTGAGTTTAAAGTATCATAAATTTGAATAGCATCTTTGTCTAATAGAATAGCTTGAGTTGCTGTATCTTCTGTATATGTGATTGTTTCTCCAGCTGTTTCTTTTATAAATTTATCTATTGGGATAACATGTTGCTTAACTTCTGCATATGATACATTAAATGCTTGTGCTAATAATTCAACATCCATGTTAGCAATAACATCAGCAGGTGCGATAAGTACTAAATCCTGTGGCTTAGAAAATGTCATAACACCTTGACCATTATATTCGTTAGATAAGAATCCCATCTTAATTACTGCTGCTTTAACTTGTTTAGCTAATGCTTTTGCCTTATCTTCAGCAGTTGCTCCCTCCGGTGCAGTAAATGTAGATGTAGCTCCTTTTAAATGTGCTAAAGCATGTTTGATTAATACAAATTGGTCATATTCTGCTCCATTTAAAGGTGATTGTAGTATTCTTGATGTTAAAGAATATAAACCATCTTCAGTTCTAAATGCACCTTTTAATTCTTCATCGGAGATAGTAGCTTTGTACTGCATTCTCTTATTCTCACTATAGTATTCAACTTTTATGTTAGGTACTTGTCTGCTTAATAAATTAGAAGCAAGTTCACTGTCTTGTGCATGTGTATAGTCTTTACCTTGAACAATATCAACAAAGATTGACTCTATTGACTTACCATATGGAAGCATTCCCTTATTAAATAGTTTGTATGGATTTTCATACATTTTGCTAAAAAATAATTGTTTAGCAACTTGGTTTGTAAGTACGTTAATAAATTCATTCTTAGTTGTTGGATATTCTGATACAATATCACCTATTTTATGCATATTTTCTTGTGTAACTTCACCAATTCTATCTTGGAATTCTTGACTAGCTGCACTTACTAATGCTTTAGTAAAAGTAACATTATCTAATGCCATAATTTTTATTCCCCCTTATTAATTAAAAACCTTTTAATATATCATTAATAGTAGGATCCTTCTCTTTTGGCGAACTACTACTATTATCAGTTTGATTATTTTGTATTGATATTTGTTCAAAATAATTATAATTTGCTATTTTTAGTCTATCTATTTCAGCCTTATATTTAGTTATTTCTTCAGTTTGAGAATTAACTTGATTTTGTAAATTTGTTGTGTCGCTATTATATTTTTCTTCATATGCTAACTTTTGATTTGCTAATTGCTCTTGTAAGTCTTTTATTCTTTGATTAGCTTGTATTTCAAAAGCATTAGCATCTTCTAAATTTTCAAAAGCCATAATTTTTCCTCCTTTACACTTACAAATTTAATGATACCCTCCATCATAGATTTGAGCAATCTAGGAGAGCATTATAAGTTTGCAAGTAACCAAAATAATTAACCATGATACCACTCACAAAATATGTTTGGAGGCTCTTCACCTTAGTAATCCAAAAACATATAATTAATTCTTAAATTTTGTGTTACCATACATTATATTATATTTCAAATAAAAGAAAAAACACTACAAAATGTAGTGTTATTTCTCTAATAAATCTCTTATAACATTTAAACGATAAAGTATCTTTTTATATTTATATAAAAAGATACTTTATCGTTTAAATGTTATAAGA